GTGGTCTTTTGAGATGCGAATGCAGTCCCGCTTTTGTGGAGAACAGACTTTTACTTGGTGGGTGCCTAGTTCAACCACGGGTTGATAGTAGATCAGGGTGAGTAATGTCATCACTTCCTAGTGTTCAAAACACCAGTAATGTCTTGTGTCATGTGACGACCGACTTCACGTCTTACTTCCCCTTGGATGGCGTCAAGGTTTGAGCGCTGGTCTTGGGTCATGCCCATATTGGAGGCTAGACTGTCAAGTAGAGGTCCAATGTAATTGCGCAGAGCATTGGACGTCTCGTCGTTTGGCTTGACGTTGTCTAAGTGTCGTGGATCTATGCCGCCGGGTGAAACGAAAACTCGGCCGAGCAAGTCATGCGTGCGTGTTGATGGCGCCTTCAGTCTTGACAGAGCGCGAGTGTAGTTTGGCTGGCGCACGTCAGAGAACTCTTGAACCTTGACCTCCTCGTCATAGTTGTTAACCAACTGGTCTCCTTCGAAGTATCTATCGAAGTTGAACTGTCGGATAATGTCCATGGCGGTGGCGAACTTGATGTCCAGTAGTGCGAATCCGGTTTCGAGGAACTAAGACTTGCTGGTCGGTGTTCCTTCGAAGTGCTGGATCATCTGGAGCTCGAAGGTCACAGTTGAGTTGACTCCTTCGAAGTTGCTGACGGATAAGTGGGGCTGGTCAATTGAGGAACCAGCGATCCAAATTCCGTCGAACTCGACGGTCGTGATTGACGCGGAAACAGCTTCCCTAATGAAATCACTGAGGAGGTAGTAAATGTTCGGCTGCCACGATGAATTCTGGAAAGGATCAGGTGGTGTTGTGAACCTTACCACTTGTCGTATCGGTCCGCAGTATCGCAGGGCCAACTGATCGCCGTTCCCCAGATCGCTGGCCTGAGCTGTATTACGATACTCAGGCCTGTAGAAGTTCTCGGTGTCGTTAACGTCATTCGGCTGATAGTTGAGCTGTGATAGGAAGCCAGTGGTTCCCATTACGCGGTCCTGGCCTCGCGAAGCCACGTAGATGCGTTGGTGGAGGTCATCATCCTACGGATAGTTGAGCAGCTCGGTCGCGTTCTTAATAGCTGATCGACCCTAAGGCATTGCGATCTGCTTAATAAGGCCGGACTCTTGCTGGGAAGCTGACGTCTTAAACAGACGATAGCCACCGCCGACAACGCGGAGTTTGGTGAACGTCTTGCGGAAGGATTCAGCTGTGTTAGGGGAGGCGTATATGGTCGAGTCGTAGACCTCGCGTATCTGTGCTGGCGTCGACACGCCCACTTCAAAGAGTGGTATGAGCTGGTCTCTGATTCGGACAGGCGAGATATCAACCCCCGGTTCTTCAGATGTGGCAGAAATGTACTGACCATTGAGCGCCATCTCCGAGGATGTGACGACAGGTGAGTTTTACCATCCCACCGGGAGCTTTGGAAACAGGACCCAGGGAGCATTCCACACTGCAGTGAAGCTGGTGAACAAAAGTCCCTCATACTTCGGTTCAATTGTAAAACTGCCAAGGTCAGTGTATTACATCTCCGTGGTCGTTGCGAGCGGCTTCATCATGGGTATG